ACAAGCCTTTCGACCCATCGCCATGGATCCGGTACCGGAAAGTCATTTTGTGGGGAGCGAATCATTACGCCGATAAACTTCCACCTTCATCGGTGCCAACCTGCTGGCTGGTGTGGGATAAAAAAATCGATACAACTCCAGACAACTTTAGTGATTGTGAACTGGCCTGGACAAACCTTCCGGGGGTGGTGAAAAAGTTCTCCCATCTTTGGCGGGGAATGGTGAGAGCTGGAAAAGAAAATATCTCCAAAGGACCAAAACTACACCCTTTTCAGAAACCAGAAGCCTTGATGGTGTGGTGCCTGGCGCTTTGTAAGCTGGATCTAGGGGCCGTTGTCCTGGATCCATATATGGGGAGCGGCACCACCGGAGTCGCCTGTATTAAAAACGGATTCAATTTTATCGGAATAGATAATGACGAAGAGCATTTTGAAGTAGCAGTGAAAAGGATCCAGATGGAAAGCAAACAAGTGCGGCTCTGTTAGGGCCGGTGACCGATTACGAAATAGAAGCAGTCTTTTTAAAAAAGCCGAAAGGCAAAAGGAGACCCATGGAAAAGAAAAAAGAACCGAAGATTGAAATTACCGCAGCAAAATCATCTTCAATCACCGGCCACGGATACGACGAAGAAACGTCCACAATGGCCCTGCAGTTCAAATCCGGGACATACCACTATCCAGGAGTCACGAAGAAGGAATATGACGAGTTGGTGGCGGCTAAGTCACTCGGGAAGCATTTCTTTGCGAACATCAAGGGAAGGTTTACGGGTAAGAAAATCAGATGACCGGCGATAAGCTTCGAAGAGCCGAGTGATATTCTCCTTGGCTCTAATCTGTAGACATTGTGGTATGACATCGGGAAGAAAGAAATGGGCACAGATATCAGAATTTCAGTCGAGTTTCTTGATCATCCAAAAACCATCAAACTTGAGAGGAAACTTGGGGTCGATGGCCTTAAAAGTCTGATTTCTCTTTGGTTGTGGAGCCGTGTGAACAGACCATGCGGGGATCTGCATGGAATGGATACAGAAGATATTGAAATAGCTGCAAAATGGAATGGTACCCCCGGCGAATTCGTTAACGCCACCTTAACGCTCCGTTGGCTGGACGTTAACGAGCCGTTAACGGAAAATTGCAAACCTTGTTATTCACTCCATGATTGGGCTGATCACAACTCATGGGCTGTTGGTACTGAGGCACGTAGCGATGCATCACGTTTCTCTCGAATGGCAAAAACCCATCCTGTTTTACATGAAAAGCTCAAAAACGAAGGACGAAAGTCTATATCTTTAGAAGAATTCAGAACACTTACGGAAGGTAACGGAACCTTAACGATTCGTAAACGGAACGTTAACGCGCCGTTAACCCCTTCTCCTTCTCCTTCTCCTTCTCCTTCTCCTGTTCCTTCTCCAATAGATAGGGGTAAAAAATTTACCCCCCCGACACTCGACCAAGTAAGGGTTTATTGCCAAGAGAGGAAGAACGGAATCGATCCTGAAAAGTTCATAGCCCACTATGAAACAACGGGCTGGATGTACGGAAAAACCAAGATGAAGAATTGGAAGTCGGCGATCATCACTTGGGAGAAAAACCAGAGATATAGGGGAGGCAACCGTCAGCCTAAAACCTTCTCTGAAATCAAAGACCAGAAAATGCGGCAAGCGATAAACGATTTCGTGGAGGGTGCAGAATGAAAGGGAAGAATGACAGGATGGCCTTTTCAACGGTTATGTATCCTTTCGGAAAACTCTATGACCTTTCCCTGGAAGACAGCAAAATGTTTGGCCTTTGGTGGGATGCCTTAAAGGAATACGACATCGAGGAGGTGGTCAAGGCTGCTCAAAAATTCATCAAGAGCCCTGATTTCGGCAATTATAAGCCGAAACCGGCAGATATCATCAAGATGATTGAAGGAACATCCAGCGACAGGAGTTTGCTGGCCTGGTCGAAAGTCGAAAAAGCTATTCGGCGCGTGGGCTCATATCAAACCGTGTCCTTTGATGATCCGATTATCCATCGAGTGATAGAGGATATGGGCGGGTGGGTTGCAATGTGTGGATCCCAGGAGAACGAGATTCCATTTGTCTCCAAGGAATTTTGCACCAGGTATCGAGGTTTCTCAGTGATGCAGGAGATTCCCCAGCACCCGACAAGGTTGTTTGGGATAATCGACTGCGACAATTCGGCTAATGGCTATCGCGAGCTTTCCCGGCCGGTGTTCATCGGTGACCAGCAAAAGGCCGCCAAGGTTCTGGAAGGATGTCTGCAGCCAAAGGATGGCCTTCTATTGATCGAAGGAGAAAACAGTGAGCCAGGAAAAAGATAAGTGCGGGAAGTGTTACAAACTGGTCCGAAAGCAATCGTATTGCGAACGGCATAAAACAAAGATCCTCGTGACAAGTGGCGGGCAGCATGTTCGTTGCCCGCAATGTATCGAGGAAAAAACGAGAGGGAGTCATGGGGCAAGGAATTGAATTGGCAAAGCTGTTGAACCCGGAGAATGAGGGGTTTATTCAGTTGCTCGATGAATTGAAAGAGCAACTACTCCTCGTTTTTATCGAGAGGCTAGGCGGGAAAGTGGTTGTTCCCGTCATCGAAATCGACACGGCACCGCTCGGGAAAATCCTCACGATGGGATTTAACCAGGAGAAGATGGAGTTTGTTTTCGAGGTGAAGAAAAAAAACTAAAGGTAGAAACGGTCAAGGAGAACGAGATGACAAGGGGTGTTCCCAGGTTACAACCTGGATTGTGGGATGAACTGATTGTTGATAATTTTGCCGGTGGCGGCGGGGCTAGCTTGGGTATCGAGTGGGGGCTCGGCCGGGGAGTAGATATCGCCATCAACCATGACCGCGAGGCGGTTGAGATGCACAAAGCCAACCACCCATGGACCAAGCATTACACCGAGGATGTTTGGGATGTCGATCCGGTGAAAGTCTGTAAGGGTAGGTCCGTTGGCTTGGCGTGGTTCAGCCCTGATTGCAAACATTTTTCTAAGGCAAAAGGAGGGCAGCCGGTATCTAGGAAAATTCGTGGTCTCGCGTGGGTGGCGGTAAAGTGGGGGAAAAAGAAAAGTCCCAGGGTGATCATGCTGGAAAACGTGGAAGAGTTCCAGGACTGGGGCCCGCTGATTCACGTTTGCGATAGCGACGGCAAACCAAAATTCGACAGCGAGGGGCGGCCGGTAATGATGCCGTGCGGAGTGAATAAGGGAAAAACCTTCTATCTGTGGGTCCATCGCCTCGAACAGCTTGGTTATAAGGTTGATTGGAGAGAACTCCGGGCTTGCGACTATGGCGCCCCTACCATTCGCAAACGGCTTTTCCTTATCGCTCGCCGGGATGGTTTACCGATTGTCTGGCCTGACCCGACCCACGGCGATCCGAAGAGCGAGGAAGTGAAGAGCGGTAAACTGCAGCCATGGAAAACGGCCGCTGATTGCATTGATTGGTCCATCCCTTGTCATTCAATTTTTCTCACCAAGGAAGAGGCCCGGGCGGTTGGCGTCAAGCGGCCGCTGGCGGATGCTACAATGCGGCGAATTGCCAAGGGGGTGATGAGGTATGTTATTGAGAGTCTGGAGCCGTTTGTCGTTACCTACTACGGCGACAAGGGTGGAGAGTTTCGTGGGCAGTCGCTCGGCGAACCGCTGGCTACTCAGACTACGGCAAACCGCCATTCCCTGGTTGTTCCGGTTTTTACCGAGCATGCGAACGCTTCTTCGCCGCGATGTATGCCAGCGGATGAGCCGCTGCGGACTATCTGCGCGAACGTCAAAGGCGGGCACCATGCCCTTGTCTCGGCTTTTCTCGCAAAGCACTATACCGGGGTTGTCGGCTCAGATGTGCGAGAGCCAATTGGTACAGTGACAGCGGTAGATCATCATAGCCTGGTTACCGCTCACATCAGACGAGATTTTGGCCAATCAATCGGGCACGCAGCGGATGTTCCTCTTGGCACGGTGACAGCGGATGGAATGGGAAAATCTGCGATCGTAACTTCTCACCTGGTCAAACTGCGAGGCACCTGCAGGGACGGCCAGCCGGTTACGGCGCCGATGCCGACGATCACCGCTTCCGGCACTCATATTGGGGAGGTCCGTGCCTTCCTGTTGAAATACTTTGGTAATGAGCATAATGGTCACGCGCTCCAAGAACCTCTTGGGACCGTCACCACAAGAGATCGGTTTGGTCTGGTGACCGTCCGTGGCGAGATTTACCACATAGCCGATATTTGTCTCCGGATGTTCTCGCCCAGGGAACTATTCAGGGCTCAAGGATTCCCTGACGAGTATGTCATCGACATAAAGATTGATGGGAAGCGGATTACCAAAGAGGCGCAGGTCAGCATGTGTGGGAATTCTGTGTCGCCATACGTGCCGGCGGCGCTGGTGCGGGCGAATATGAAGATCAGATCAGGCGCATTGTTGGAGGTGGCGTGATGATGGAAATTATAGCGAATCAAAACTTCACAAGCCTGCAAGACCTAGTGGTGAACGCTAAAGCCAGGGCCGCAACCGGGTTATATGATGGAACCAAAGAAACATTCGACTATCTGATAGCATGCCGCAGTTTCTTTGTGCCAGCTGGGGCGAAAGTGATATTCACGCGCGACCAGGGGCACCACTCATGCGGGTGGTGGAAAAATCCTGATTATGAGCGCTGCTTCCATTTGTCGCTTTCTTTCGATGAAGGATATCTATCCCGGCGGGCCGAGTCGTTGGCGAAAGCATTCTTCGGTGACGATACTAGGCTGTTGTGGATCGAACCGCCGATGACTCCCCAGGGAAAGGCTATGGAGGTGTGGCATTATCGGTTGTTTTGTGATCAGGCATGGAAAGGGATTAAACCGACAGGTGAAGTGTATTCCCGACGCATGCCGACAGGATGGATGTCTTTTTCAGAAAAACATGGGAGGAGGAAATGAAAACTGCTGGAATGATAATGGCGAGATCAAATATTCTTGTTGATTTCACCGGGCGAAAAATAAACGGATGGGAAGTCCTGCAGCTGCACAAGGCCGGTGACAATTCCCCGTCTGAGTGGAAGGTGCGGCATAAGTGCGGGGCTGAAAGGATACTCCGGATAGCTCAGTTGCGGAGTAATGGGAAAAGGCTTTGCGAATGCCGATTCAAGAAGCCATTGGTGGAAGAAATCAAAGAGATGCGGAAGGAGAATGCCAAGGTTGAAGAATCTCCGCGCTCACTTACTCCGCCGAAGCAGTTCCATCAGAATACCAATCCTGACCGGCAACGGACTCTTACCGGAGAAGAGGCCGAGGAAAAGCGGATGGAGCATAAGAAAATGTCACCCAGGGAATTCGGCCGGCTGCAGGCTTACAATTACGCCCGCGTGGTCTACCGGCCGGAAAATCGTCAATAGTTGATCGAGGTGGAGAGAATGGCAGATACTTTCAGGCAGATGGTCGATGCTGGAATGGTGGAAGATCCTGGCTCTTGCACCCATGGTGTTCCGTGGGGAGGTGATGGTTGCGACGAGTGCGAGATCATTCGGTTAAAGCGAGAGGTGGAGGAATTACAGGAAGTTCTTAGATTAAACGAAAGCGACTTCTTCTCGTTAAAAGAGGCTGTGAAGCCTTTCGTCGATGCTTTCGAGGAGGTCAGGGAGTCGAACGAGGTCACCGACAAGCATCAATGGCCAAAGGAAGAATTTCAGGAATTTCTGGATAGAAATATAATCACTCCTGGCGGGACAAAGATGGGGGATTGGCGGAAACTGGCGGACGTTTATAAAGAAATTTTCGGGGGAGATGGAGAATGAAAACAATAAAAGCAATCAGTCTGTGGCAACCATGGGCTAGCCTGATCATGACCGGGGCGAAGACCTTCGAAACAAGAGCTTGGCCGACGAAATACCGAGGTCCGCTGGTGATATGCGCGGCGAAAGGTGGATTATCGAAGACTGAGTTGATTCACCAGTTGTGCTTTTGGTCTTTCCAGGGTGGCCTGGCGCCGCTCGTGGGGAAGCCTCTAGATCTCACTGGAAAATCATGGCCGGGAGTGAGTATAGACCACCTCCCTTTCGGAGCGGCACTTGGTATTGTCGATCTGGTAGACTGCATTCGAACCGATGATTTAACGCTTGGCCAGATCGGTACCGACAAACCTTTCGGTGATTTCAGCCTTGGCCGCTACGCCTGGAAACTCGAAAATGTGAGACCGTTCGATAAACCTATCCAGGTGAAAGGGAAACAGGGATTTTTCAATATTCAACTGGAGAAAGAGAGATGATCGACAGTGAAATCATAGCCAGGCAGGCTCGGGTAATCGAGGAGTTGAAGGAGCAGGTCAGTATCCTTAAACGATGCCTTGATAATGAGGAAAGACCAGTAAAACATCTTGGCCAAAAGACTGGCCCCATTGGCTATATAGCCTTTGGCGGAAATCCCAGCGGTGACCTTTTCCCGTTTACGCAATACACCGGTAAGACCGAACAAGAAGTTGGGGACAAGATAATGGCTGTCGCCCGGGCAGAAGGGTGGATTAAAGGTACCGTCGCCGAACGGCTGGAATATCTCGGGTGGGTGATTCTTCCCGTCTACATG